CCCGAGACAAGCAAAGCTCACCGTCACTCCCAGCGGCCATTAAGCCGCCGTCCAACCCCAACGCGCCACAGAAAGGGCGCCCGCGGGGCACGGCCTAGTATCGTTGCCAACCAACCAAGCATACAAGCCTTGGAAAGCTGGCAATGGTCTCCTACCACACCCCCTAGAAAGGATGGGCATCCATACTTCTTTGCGCTGGTATTGCTTGTTCCAGCGCGCCTCACCGATAGGTTTATCGGTGAAGTGGAGGGATTCATCCCTCACAAACGTACGAATAGCTGCACAGGTGACAGGAGTCATCCCCGAGGAGTAATCCTCTAGGAGATCCACCTGTCTCATAATTGCAGCTAGGTCGGAAGCGGTACTACTGCGCATCTTGTGGAATTTAACCACTTGACACGGTATCTCCGCCAAGGTCCACATGCCACAGCTCTCCCTAATAAGAGAGGGCCATGAACAGGACTTGCTTCGATTAACCGTAAAACCGCAGGATTCTAAATCCTCGGCCACATCGGCATACCCCCATTGGGGTATAATGATGTCATCGCCAAAGACCCGACAACGGAAGCCGCTCTTCCCTATACGAGCCACAATTGACCCTCGGGCAATCGCCCAGAAGATCAGTGTCTCCAAGGGAAAGCAAAGAGCGCTCCCCATCGTTGCGAGGCATTTGTGCCTCACAATATCGCCTAGTCCATCGAAATCGATGGAATGTGAGCGATAACGGGTGAATAGAAGGAAGGCTTTGCGTGGCAAAAGAAGCCTCGCAAGATCTAAAGAGACGCTATCACTAGCATCCTTCAGATCAATCGTCGAATAGCCCAGATCCTTGCACATTTCTGCGCTCAGATCCTGCCGATCAAAACGAATCTCACCTCCCGTAAGCGGGTTGCTGTGTATGATGTCGAAAAGGACACGCATCAGCCCTTGTTGGGCGAACTGCAGTTCCTTCTGTTCGATACATATGACCCTTTTGGACTTGAAATCCTTAGGGACTATACACAGTCGGGCGACGCGTGGAATAACCCCGTCGTCGTCGTAGAAGCCATTGTAGTCAATATTCCTCCAGAAATAAATCTGGGGGTCAACTCCAGCTATGGCTTTAAACCGCCACTTTTCCTCTCCTCTCTCCGCTCCGGCAACAGCGCCCGGGCCATGCCGCCCAAAGGGAATGGATTCCCACTGTGCGAGGCTCGGATGAAGCTCATCACCTTCGCATAAGACGTCCCTCAGCAGCTTTCGTGCTGCATTCAGAACATCTGAGCGACACGTAATCCTTGATTCAGCAGTCATTCGCTTTCGAAAAGCGTCTGCCGCCTCATCTTCAGATTGCGCACAGTCCATATCTTCAACTTTGGAAAATGCAAGCGTCAGTTGACGCAATATCCGCATTAGTGCGGACAAAACTGCACCATTCTGTAGGTTGTCAACATGGAACTGAGGCTGCCCTTGATCATTCCAGCCTTTGGAAATCAGGCTATAAAACAATCTAGGCAGACGAGTCTTGCCCATCAGGTTAAAACCAAACGGGACTTTTAGCGGAACATTGGTGATCGCAGACACCTCTAGACTCTTTCCTAACAAGGAAAGATTCAAAGTGACAAATTGATCACCTTCGTGTTGCACCCTAGATAGGATGTAATCGAAGTCCAAATCAACGCCGCTAGAATCGCTTTCGCCATACATGAGTTCGAGGAACGATTTAGTATCGCTTCTCATTGACTCAAAGAAGGTTGTAGGCAGTGACATTATGGTCTCCTTATTAAAGGTTTCCAACACTGTCCTATGCCACAACTTTACACCGGCGACCGTTCACTTCTTTCCGACCTCAGTTTGAGGTGCGGGGAAGTGTTTCTCCAGGTACGCACCGCTCCACTCACTTATCGCAAGTGTCACGATCCATATCACAAGAACTACCAACCGAATTGGCTTCATATTCCCTCCTCGGGAATTTAGAGGCTCTTGCAAAGCATCCTCATCGGATGCCTTGTCCATTCCGGATTGCTCCGGTATTACAGCAGGCGCCCTTCAAGAAGGGCGGTCCTGTTGACGCTCGTAGCACCCATTACGGCGCTATCATTGAGCATGGATGCAAGATACGCAAGCATAATCTTTTGGACTGTGCTTGTGCACACCGATTGGTCTTTCGGTATCGAGATATCGAGGGTAGCAGAAAATGTTGCCAACTTTGCAGTTGTCGCATTCTGCTCAGTATCCACGAGTCTCACGATGATGTGGTCGTTCGCTAGAGAGTTCGGAGGTGTTAATTTCCGAATAATCTCCATGGAAGACGGGCAGGCCAAGGGTCTGCTCGAAGTCAACCACAATGCTCCCTTATCGCTGCTCGTAACCAGGGAGAACGCTCCCTGGTGAGTTGCGTCATAATAGGGATTTAACGTCGATGTTGGCATAAGGACCTTCTTTCTCGGACTTCAGTACAGTATGTCTCTCGACATTCGTCGAAGAAACGCTGCAACTGGATTCCACACGGCGGGATTGCCATGCGGTTTAGGCACGAACACGCTGCCGCAACATTGCGAGCAGGTCCGTGGCCTGGAATACATCAAGACCCCCAAAATTGAGAAAACCGTCTCTGTCCGGTAAGCCTTCAGTCCTTGTATAGACGGAACAGGTTCCATCCACATCAGACCAGGCTATGGGATCCTCGGCAAACTCCACTGTCCGAGCCCCGCCACCAGGCAAACTGGTCATGACGTTGCATAGACAAAGAGCTACCTTGTACTTGGTTTCCTCCTTAACGGAGTAGCCAATACGTGTAATCCCTACCGACCGGAAAATTTCGTCTCTGGGGGGTCGTATCAGCCCCTTGACGTTGACAAACCAGTCAACGACGAAGCTGTACGGAACCAATTCCCAGAGAGTCTGAAAGAGATCTTCAGGCGTTGCCATGTGAAGAGCATTGGCGTACAATTTTGTGTACCCTTTTGCTTTCTCCCACAAGCCGCAACAATCAGTTACCTGAGGAAATGCTTCCCTCAAGCGCCGACAGCTGCAAACCTGCATGACCTGACTAGCCCTCGGAAAGGATGATGGCCCTCCTTGCCACTCATCAACATGATGAGTAGCGTAATAGGAAACCTTTTCATCCATCTCTGAAGCGGTAAGGCTGCTAGGACTCGGCGTTCCAACTTCAGTTATTCGCCTCGCGGCGAGAAACTGATTATCCTCCCCTGACTTGTGTCGGTCGACATAGGTCACCAGCTTGGCTGCTGAGGATGCGAAATTCTTCAAATCCCCATACAGTGGCCGCCAACCGTATCTTCCCTCAAGCCATAAATTGGCTCCACGTTTGCTCAACTGACTCATCGTCATGTTGCCTGCCGTCTTAAGCCAATTCTTCCTCAGGAGACCAAATGGATTTCTGATCATTTGGTAAGTCTTCACTGCTTCCGCGATAGTCACTAGTAACTGTGACTTCGTGTTGAGCAGATTTCGGACTTGATATCCTAAGTCCTGGACGATGCTATCCCATGACAGCGTATAGCTCGGCGTCGCAAAAGGCGCCGTAGGACCTATACTTAGACCTTCCCACTTGAAACCTTGGTTAAAGGAGCCAATTTCTTCACCAGCCCCACGGAACTTCCGTGAGACGGCTTCAAAACGGGCCGCCTGAAATTTGGTGTGGGAAACTTCTTTGTACCGATCCCGATCTCGTGGATAACGGTCGTCGTCCTCGATCACGTTTACAGCCGAGTTCACGCATTGCTCATTACGCATATACATTTGAGGAACGTGATAACCACAATCAAATGTGGTTTCGTTCTCATCTGTGTACGTTACATGAGGTGGTGCGCAGAATGCCGACTGATCGCGATGTCGAGTCAACATAGGAGTAATCCTAACATAAGGGGCCGAAAGGGTGGTAATATTACCGGTACCGCATTCGCG